GTGATGGGCGTTCCTGTGATGAGATCAGGGAACGCTTGAATTTTATCAAGAGATTTATTTAAGGAGGAATCGAGCTATGACTATCAAAGATATGATCGAGAAGAGAGCAAAGGTGTGGGAGACCGCGAAGAACTTTGTGGATACCCACGAGAATGAGAACGGCGTTCTGTCTGCGGAGGATAACGCGACTTACAGCCGTATGGAGCAGGAAATCGAGGATCTGACTGCGGCAATCGACCGTCAGCAGAGAGCTGAGGCAAGAGAGGCTGAGTTCAACAAGCCTGTCAATATGCCTCTTACAGGAAGACCTGCAAGACAGGAAGTTGAGGAAAAGACCGGCCGTGCTTCCAATGCATACAAGGAAGACTTCGGTGCGCATCTCCGTGGAAAGAGACCTGTGCATAATGTCCTTTCTGAGGGCGTGCAGGCGGACGGCGGTTATCTTGTGCCGGAAGAATTTGAGCGTCAGATCGTGATGGGTCTTGATGAGGCGAATGTGGTGAGAGGGCTTGCTAAGGTCATCACCACCAGCGCGGAAAGAAAGATCCCGATTGCGGCGACTCATTCTACCGCTGCATGGACGGCTGAGAATGGTGCCTATACTCCGAGTGATCCTTCCTTCGACCAGAAGACCATCGATGCGTTCAAGCTGACTGACCTTGTGAAGGTTTCCATCGAGCTTCTTCAGGATTCCATGTTTGATCTGGAATCTTATATTGCGGCTGAATTCGCAAGAGCCTTCGGTATCGCAGAGGAAGAGGCTTTCTGCGTAGGTACCGGAACCGGTCAGCCTACGGGTATCTTTACCGCGAACGGCGGACAGGTGGGCGTTACCGCTGCGGCAAACAACGCGATCACTGCGGATGAACTGATCAGCCTTGTGTATGCGCTTAAGAGTCCTTATCGCAGAAATGCGAAGTTCCTTATGAACGATGCGACTATCGCTGCAATCAGAAAGCTGAAGGACGGCAACGGTGTTTATCTCTGGCAGCCTTCACTTCAGGCAGGCGAGCCGGACAAGCTTCTTGGCTATGACCTTTACACTTCGCCTTATGTTCCTACGGTTGCATCGGATGCGCTCACCGTGGCTTTCGGTGATTTCAAGAATTACTGGATCGCTGACCGTTCCGGTAGAACCGTGCAGAGACTCAATGAGCTCTACAGCACCAATGGACAGGTGGGATTTGTCGCAACTGAGAGAGTTGATGGCAAGGTGATCCTTCCTGAGGGCATCCAGCTTCTTAAGATGAAGCACTAAGGAGGGCTGAGTCATGAGTGAGTACAACGCTAAGAATTATACCGAGCAGGGCGGCGATGTCACCCATATCGGAGGCAAGCTGATCTTTGAGGATGGAAGTTCCGTAGAGGGGCTTCCTTCTTCCTTTACACCGGCGGAGAACCAGGCGGCCAGTGAAGCAACTACTGTTGTGGCACTGAAAGAGGATTTCAACAGTCTTCTGGCAAAGCTGAAGGCTGCCGGTCTTATGACAGCGGATGATGATACTGACGGAACAGAGTAAGAAATGCGGGGCGGTGGAGCAATCTGCCGTCCCGGTTTAAGGAGTGATGCAGATGACTGTGACTGTGGAAGAGATGAAGAGTTATCTCCGTGTTGATTTCGAGGATGACGATGCTCTGATCGAAAACTTCATATCGGCGGCGAAGAAGCAGTGCATGGATATCCTGCGGACGGACGATGAGGCGGACCTGGATGCGGCTCAGAATGGGAAGATCGCTGTGATGTTTACGGTGGCTTATCTGTATGAGCACAGGGAAGAAGCTGACCATCATGCGATGGATTTGACGCTTCGGGCTTTGCTGTTTGGCAGCCGGAAGGAGGGATTCTGATGGATGTGGCAGCTTTAAGATCCAAGGTGACGTTTCAGAAGAATGAAACTGTGACAGACAAGTACGGCAATCACAAGAATGCCTGGACGGATTATTATACCTGCTTTGCCACGATCGGCGGTGAAGGCCTGGCAAGTTCCAAGGAAGAACAGACTGCCGGAACTACGGTTGAGGATTTCAGTATGACTGTTTCCGTTCGTTATTGTCAGAAGGTTGCCGCAATCGATTCCACGCATTTCCGGGTGATGTTCATGGGTGAGATCTACAACATCGTGAACATCGACCACATGAACTTCCGGAAGAAGTCATTGAAGTTCACCTGCAGGAAGGAGCGGCGCTGATGGCACAGACGATAAAGATTGACCAGCTGGCGGATACTGTGATGAAGGGTATGGAGGAATACGCGAAGCTTGCTGCGGAGGACCTGAAGAAGGATGTCCAGAAGGCGGGCAAGACCGTAAAACAACAGATCGAAAGCACGGCTCCGAAGAAGACGGGAAAGTATTCCAAGATCTGGGCGGTGAAGAAGACCAGGGAAACGTCGGATTCCATCCAGATCGTGGTGCATTCCAAGCGCTACCAGCTGACGCATCTTTTGGAGTTTGGCCATGCGAAGCGCGGCGGTGGAAGGACAAGGGCGTTCCCTCACATCGCGCCGGCGGAGCAGGCAGGTATCGAGCAGCTGACAAGGGATATCGAGCGTGACCTGCAGAAAGGCGGTTAAAGATGGAGATGTTGCTTTTGTTATTCGTGATCGCTCTTGGGGTTGTGGTGATCGGCGTAGCCATTTACCACGGTACCCGGAGGGGCGAGGATTGTCATGGTTATCCGTATAACTGCCCGGCCTGTCGTCATGCTGCGGAATGCATTATCGAGATCGGGAGGAAGAAGGATGACGCATGAAGACGTAATGCAGATGCTGGCTGAAACAGAGATCCCTTTTGCGTATGACCATTTCGCGGAAGGGGAAAGTCCTGATCCGCCATTCATCTGCTTTTTATTTCCGGGTTCGGAGAACTTTGCCGCTGATGATGTGGTTTATATGGAGTTTTCCAACCTGAGTATTGAACTTTATACCGATGAGAAGGATCCGGAACTGGAAGACAGCGTGGAAGCGGTGCTGAACGCGCATGAATTGTTCTGGAACAAATCGGAGGTATGGATCGAATCAGAAAAACTATACGAAGTGCTGTACCAGATGACGGTATAGCGGAAAGAGAGGTTAATTATGCCGAGTACAAACAACAAGGTGAAGTTCGGCCTTAAGAACTGCCATTATGCGAAGGCGACACTTGATCCGGATACCAATGCCGTGACATTTGGTACGCCTGTTGCGATTCCGGGTGCTGTGAACCTGTCGCTTGATCCGGAGGGCGATACCGAACCGTTCTATGCGGATGATATGGTGTATTACACCACTGTAGCGAACAACGGTTATTCCGGTGATCTGGAAATTGCGCTGATTCCGGAAAGCTTCAGGAAGGATATCCTGAAGGAGACTGAGGATGCGAACGGTGTTCTGGTGGAGGATTCCACGGTGGAGCCGGAGCATTTCGCTCTGCTTTTCGAGTTTTCCGGGGATAAGAAAAAGATCAGGCACTGTATGTATTACTGTACCGCTGCAAGACCTACGATCGAAGGAAAGACCAATGAGGATAGTAAGGAAGTACAGACCGAGAAGCTGGAGATCACGGCGACTCCGCTTCCGAACGGACTTGTGAAGGTAAAGACCGGTGCGAATACGTCAGATGCGGTTTACAACGGATGGTATTCCAATGTCTATCAGACAGAGCATGCACAGGTATCTGCGGTTCTTGCCGGGATCACGATTGGAAGCCTGCAGCTTACGCCTGCTTTTGATGCCGGTACCACTTCCTATACGGCTGAGACCGTGAATGATGAGGATGCTGTATCGGCTACTGCGGCAAGCGGAACGGCGGTCACAATTCTTGTGAACGGGGTGGCTCATACTAGCGGCAATGATGCGACCTGGGCGAGCGGAACCAATACAGTGACGGTGATCGCAAGCAAGACCGGATGCACCAGTACGGCTTATACCGTAACGGTGACAAAGAACGGACAGGGTTGATCTTAGCGGGCAGGGCTTCGGCTCTGCCCATTCTTGTGATTGGAGGAAAGAGAAATGGCACTTACAAAGACAGTGAATATTGATGGCAAGGATGTGACTTTCAGAGCATCGGCAGCCATTCCAAGAATATACAGAAACAAGTTCCATCGTGATATCTACAAGGATCTTCATGACCTGCAGAAGAGCATTGATGAAAATGATCCTGAAAACTCTGCACTGGATTCCTTTTCGTTGGAACTTTTCGAGGATATCAGCTACATCATGGCGAAACATGCGGATCCGCAGGGTGTTCCGGATACACCGGATGAATGGCTGGATCAGTTCGGTACGTTTTCCATTTATCAGGTGCTTCCGGAGATCATTGAGCTTTGGGGTCTGAATGTGCAGACACAGGTGGAGAGTAAAAAAAACTTCGAGCGACTGACCGGGAAATGACAACGCCTCTGCTATTGCTGAGGTGTGTACAGCTGGGAATCCATATCAGCGAGCTGGATCTTTTGACAATCGGAACCGTGATGGATATGTACACAGAGCTTCAGAGGGATGATGAGCCTCATGATCAGATAGCAAGCCAGGATGATATGGATCGATTCTAATGGGAAGGAGGTTGAGACATGGCTGGCAGAATCCAGGGTATTACCGTTGAGATCGGCGGCGATACTACCAAACTACAAACTGCCTTAAAGGGCGTAAATACAGAGATCAGGAATACGCAGAGCCAGCTGAAAGATGTCGATAAGCTCCTGAAACTTGATCCGGGGAACACGGAACTGCTTGCTCAGAAGCACAGGCTCCTGGGGGATGCCGTTAAGGAAACGAAGGAAAAGCTGGAGACCTTGAAGACGGCTGCCGAACAGGCAGAGCAGGCACTGAAGGATGGAACGATCACGCAGGATCAGTATGATGGCCTGCAGCGTGAGATCGCTGAGACCGAGGCGAAGCTGAAGTCTTTGGAGGAACAGGCAAGACAGTCCGGCACGGCTCTTCAGGAGATCGCTGCAAAAGGCGAAAAACTGAAGACGGTTGGTGACAATGTTACCAATGTCGGAAAGAAGTTCATGCCTGTGACTCTGGGCGTTGTGGGATTAGGTACGGCGGCGGTGAAGACTGCCGCTGATTTTGATTCCGCCATGAGCAAGGTGGCGGCTGTATCCGGTGCGACAGGTTCTGATCTGGAAGCACTTCGGGATAAAGCCC